TCTCTTCGTATCCTGGTAGTTGTTGGGAACTGCAAGTGGGTGTGAACGCCCCTGGTAGGGCGAACACAACAACTTTTTTATCGTCAAATATTTCCGCAGTATCAACTTCTTTCCATTCACCACCTATGAAAGTGCAACCACCCACTGCGTCGTTGTCACCTATCCTTGTCTTGAAGTTAGTGTATGGTACTCTCATTATGCTCCTTTGTACGCATCAAGCGTTCTTTGGAATTTACCCGCGTGTGACTTCTCTGCTTTTGCAAGTGTCTCAAACCAGTCAGCGATCTCTTCGAAGCCTTCTTCTCTGGCTGTTCTGGCCATGCCTGGGTACATGTCTGTGTACTCATGTGTTTCACCTGCTATTGCAGATTTAAGATTATCTTCTGTTTCGCCCATCTTTTCACCTGTTGCTGGATCTCCAACTTCTTCTAGGTATTCTAGATGTCCGTGTGCGTGTCCTGTTTCACCTTCTGCTGTGCTTCTAAATACTGCGGCAACATCTGGTGCTCCTTCTATGTCGGCCTTCTGTGCGAAGTACAGGTATCTTCTGTTTGCTTGGCTTTCTCCCGCGAAAGCGTCTTTAAGGTTCTCTGCTGTTTTACTTTCTTTTAGGTCCATTATCTTCTCTCCTTTATTAGTTTGACTGTGCCGTCGTTTGTGTGTTTTATCTTGTGTGTATTCTGTAATGCCAGATGCAGGAAAGACTCGTACTTGTCGTCCTTGACTAAAAGTGTTATCGTGTCGTCCATTGCATCATCATCACTGAATCCTGTGTGTGACCATATGAAGTCCTTGCCGTACTTCATTCCGAGGTTGCCCGCCGTGGTGCAGATGTTGGCCACTGCGTCAACAGTGTCGTAACCCGCATTAAGTCCACCACCCTCTATGGGCAGGTGTCCCATCCTCGTGGTCGCTTGTTTTTCTTTGATCTGTACTTCTTTCATTATATCCCACTCACTGGTGCTGGTGTGTCATATACGGCATGTGAACCGTTTTCACCATCTTCGCTCACGTCTATCTCAATTTTCCTACCTGGATATTTTTTTGCGATCGCCACATATAAATCATCTGATATCATCTCACAACTTTTGTAATCTAATTTCATTGTGCCGTCTGCGTACATGTTTTCCATCCATCTCTTGAACTGTATGAATTCTATGTCTCTGTCATCGTGGAACACTTCTATTGCTACCTTGAAATGGAATATGTGTCTGTGAGGATACCCTAGGAAACTGACATCATACTCATCACCTGTCGCTAGTTTACGGTCATCCAGTGCCGCTGGATACTTGTGGATGCCTTCCTTACGGAATGTCACCCATATCATCTTTTGCCCTCTGTTGGCCTGCTCTTTCAATGCTTGATCTCTCATCTCCTCAGTACTCATTTTTTCCCCTTTGCTTTTAATTTTGTTTCTAATTTTTTTACTTTTGCTTCGAGCTCGTCTACTCTCTTGACGTAGTAGTCTGCTCCGTGCATACCCATTTTCTCTAACTTCTTCTGTTCTTGCATCCATGCTCTATAACTGGCTATGCCTGAATCCACCTTAGACTGCTTCTTTGACATCGCTCTCCTCTATTGGTTCATCTTGTTTGTACTGATCCCAAGAAGTAAATCCTGCACTCTGTTTGAAGTGATCCATGGTCATTGTCCAAACACCCGGATTGGTGCTGTTGAAGTCAACGTCATCAACCTTGATACACAGGTTGTCGTCATCCTCTGACTTAGGAAATATGATTGAACAGAAAGGAATAAATTTTTCATGCGTCCATATCATTTCAAACCTTGCTTTCACATCTTCGTGTAATGCATGGGGATAATCAATCGTCACGTAGTAGCCTTTGGCTAGTAACTTGACCATCTGGTTGATCTGCGTTGCGTGATTGTGCATGAAAGATCTGTTGGCGCCAAAGTAAATCGCTTCTGCCTCCACCTTCTCTGCCATTTGCACGATCTGATCATAGTAAAGATCATTCCTTGCAAGGAATAATGTTTGTTTACCAAATGCAGGAGTATGTTCTACTTCGCGCCCTGAAAACACACCTACACTGTCACTCTTGCCTGTTTTGTAATCTCTGTCCATACCTAATTATATAATGTAACGGTTATTTTGTCAACGTGGCTTTTGCCCTTGCAATAGCGTCTTTGATCATGAGTTTGGTACGTTTCAATCTGGTAAGCACATCCTTGCCTTCAGAGCTCCTGTCCTTGAGTCTGTCTTTGGTAAGTTGTATTACCTTCTTGTCAAGATATGCGTGTTCCTCTTCAAGTTTCTTAAGTTTCTTGCTTCTTCTCTTTGTTAGCCTCATTGTGTCCTCCTATTCAAATAAAGAACTGAAATTATTTTTTCCTTTGCCACCGCCTGTGTGCCTTGCCCATCTAGTACCTCTGATATCAGATAAAAATGGTCTGGCATCTTGTATCACCTGCATGGGAGTCTCTGACGTAAACACATCTTTTACCAAACTATTGAAATACAATATATTTCTCGGAACAAAATTACTCATTTCGTCTGTAGTGTCTGATGCTTTAGTCTTACGCCAATTTTTTACTTGTGGCTGGTATTTGATACTTTCTATGTCATTTAGGTCATTTGCAACTTGTACCGCTTTGATCTGGTTGTATACATTGTGTGCCATCATCAAACAATAACTGAAACTGTCCCAACTTGTTGCACCCTCTTTACCGTTTTTATTTAGATCGCCTTCACCATAAAAGCATACATCACCCATTGTCAGCCTATCACCAATAGCACTGTGGAACGGGAATGGTATGTTTGAACCTTTTAATCTTTTGTCATCTGGTGCTTTATCCATTATGAAAGAATATCTCTGTGGCGTAAAGGAATTGCCTGTGTAAACTAAACCGTTTGCCGTTGAAAGGAAAGCAGACGCACTGTCAAAACTGATTGTAAAGTTTTCATTAATATGTTCACGAACTTGTCTCTGTATTTGAGTGAGGAAGCAGGCCCAATCAAGTTGTGATGTGCCAAGTACGTGCATCCAATCCTTGCCGTCCAATTTCTTCTCATCTCTCATGACCACCAATCTTTTAAGCAGGATTTCCATGTCACACATGTTGATACCACCCATTGCCCAACCTTCGAAGTCGTATTTCTTTACTTCGTCATACCAAGTACATGCGGTATCCCAGTCATCGCCCTGTAACACATTTAAAAATTTTGTTTGTCCTAATCTGTTTTTTTGAAAATATTTTAGATTGTAAATCGTGGCATCCAAACAGTCTTGATAACTGTTAAGTCCACTTTTCCCTCTGTTGTGATCATCAGCCGCCCACGTGGGTACATCCAATGTCATTGCCCAGTCACTTGTCAGTTCAAGCCAGTTCAAAATATTTGATCTAACCTTGTTTGCTTTGTTACCCTCGAAATCTTTCCAGTCAAATTGTATCACACCTTTAGCAATCTGATATCCACCTGAGTCACCTACTATTGTGCTGAATTTCCTGTCACGTTCAACAATCATGTTGTCTCTGTCATGAACCTTGTCCATGTCCAAGCAGGCATGTCCTGCCGAGTATAATGCGGTGTCATAGGTAAACATACCTTTGTCTGGGTTTATGAAGTTTAATCCTTCAACGCCGTTGTCAAAACCTTTTGGAATTCTGTCTGCTGGTATATGACTACCTTTTGTAAGTCTTTGTTTTGTGATAAATGTTTGGAAGAAATTTGAAATAGCAGGCAGGAAACATGCAAAGTTTCTGTTGTAGTCACCTAGATGTTCCTGCTTACTATTTTCCGTCGTCATTATTGCGCCTGTGCTGGTATGATGTATTGATACTTGCCCAACCCTGAATCAACTGAGACCTGCATCGCACCCTCGTTAGAGAAGTGTAATGTGACCTTTGCCGAATCTGATAGTTTGAGTATTTGTAGCACCTGTCCTACTGGCCAACTCCAACCTTTGTTAAGTGTTCCCTTAACGTCGGTTGCGAATACAAACTCACCACCATGTGATGCCTGATCACCGAACGTGAAAATCAAGTTTCCATCCTCGGTTCTCACAACAAAGGAGTTGTGTTCAGTGTTTGCAGTTGCTTGGAAGTTGAATCTCTGCACACTTGCCACGCTAGGTTCGATCTCAACGTCCCACTTAACACCCTTGAACTTCACGGTCTTAAGTTTCTCGTTGATGATCTCAGCGTTCATGAATCTGTAGTCATTCTTGAAGTCACCCTTTTCATTCTCGAAATGGATTCCTGTTGGAATAGTCGCACCGTTTCTCTCACCGGACAACACAGTTATGTTCGCCTTCTCCTTGTACTCCGGACACTTCAAGTGTATATCCAGTTTGCCCATTTGTGGCATACCGAACGTACCCGTCATCTCCGTCTGTGGCTTGTGGAAAGACCCTTGCAAGATCACAGATCTGTCTTCAGCCATGGAGTCGATTGCAGTTTCCTTATCGTCTCCAGTGATTTTAACAAGATCCAAGAATCCCAGTCCATGCGTATGTTTAACGATGTCTTTTAAGATGTCTATCATAATGTTCTAATTGTACATGATATTTAGGTCTTAGTCTAGTGTTATTTCAGAAACTTTATACACAACAGGATTTTGTTTACCAGGATTTTTGAATATGGCGTAACTGGCACCTGGTTTGAACTGATTCATTTCTACAACTTCATAGCCTTCGTCCTTGATCATCTGTGTCATGGCGGTTTTGGTATTGTAGTTCCAATATCCCCTCTTGGCCAGATCAAGTTCAACGTCATAGTGGCAATCTGCATACTGTATGAAACAGTAACCGCCAGGGATCAGCACCCTCTTGATGTCGTGTAGGTATTGTTGGACATGTTGTTGGGTGAAGAATACAAATGTGTCCCAACTGAAAACAAAGTTGCAACTACCCTGTGGAATGTTTGAACACTCTGTGTTTCGTGTTGTATAGAATTTTAGATACTTGTGGTGTCTTGGATTAAATTTTTTCCTAATAACTTGTTCTCTGTCTAATAGTATATCTAAAAAATAATTCAGTCGCCAAGATCTGAAATCCATTGAGAACATACCATTGCCAGGACCTATTTCAAGACTGTTGTATATGTTGGTTCTCGCAAACTGGAAAATTTTACTCTGTACCTGTCTTGCTGTGATAGGATCAACAGTTGGTTTTTTATGCTTTTGATTAAGGTCACTTCTAAACCATTCTGGAGTCTTGTCCAATCTGTCTATTACCTCTTTGTTGTTGGCGTCGACAGCAGACTCCAGATCCTTTAAAATTTTCAAGTTGGAGTCGATCAAGTCCTGCAGATCCTCTTTTTTGACCTTTTCTAATTTTTCAATTAATAATTTTATTTCTTCTATGCTTAACATAAAGGTATTTAGAATTCGAACAGTTTGTTGAACGTGTTTGTGGTCTCTGTTGATTGCACGTCCCACCCCAAGACTCCTATGAGGTTGTCGATCTTTTGATCAAGTATTGTTGATTCCATGGCATCACCGTCAAACGGCAGTTCCTTAAACCATTCTGGAATACGCAGTTCATCCACTGGATATGCTATACTTGTATAGCCAAGTGGGTTTGATTTGAGTTTACACACGATGACCTTTGCACCATCTGTGATAGGCAAACTGTACTTGTCACCATACATCTCTCGGCACCTGTTCCAGTTCATACTGGCCCTCACGTGTCCTGGCATGTTGGTCTTGCCTGCCTTTTCCTCGGCCGCTGTGTATTTGGTCATGTTGTTGGCTCTCTTGGGAGAGCCCTTCTCCCAACCTGGCCTTGATTTGAACTCTGCTCTGAATTCACTAATTTTGTCTAGTACTTCTTTTTCTGTCTTGCCAGTCAGCACCATGTATAACAGGTCACTCAGGAAGTCCTGTACGAATACTGGAGTGTCTGAACGTTTTAGATCAAGACCCATTGCTTTCATTTTGCCTTCTTTACCTTCTACATCTGTACGCTTTCCCTCCTTGTCATAGTAGAGTACCGCATATCTTTTCTTTGTGATGAACAATCCTTTTGATGCAACAAGTTCTCTGCCTGCCGCGATAACTTCACCTCTTGTACTCGGTGTGTGGAATGCCTTTGTCATGAATCCTTTGAATGATCCGTTAACCTCATCTGCTATCCTGTCATACAGTGACACAACAGAATCTTTTGTCCATGGAATCACGCCTTCAGTAATTTCTTTTTTGAGTGTCTTGTATGCTGAGAAATACACAGAATCTGTATCGCCATATACCACACTATCCCCCTTGTGATCATACTTGCCTGCAACAATTTCATTTACCTTGGCTCCCATATGTTTTGTTATACATCTACCAGTAAGAGTAACACTTTGTCCAATTCTTATGTCAAAGAACCTACAACCTGGATTTAAGATTGCTCCGTACAAACTGTTAAGATTAATTTTTTTAACCAGTTGTCTCTTGTCCCAATACTCTCTTTCAATCTCGTTATCTCCACAGTCACGCATTTTTTGTTGCATTTCTTGACGTTCTGCGTACCATCGTTTCAGCAGTCCTGGAATGATTGCCTCATACTCATACGTGAATATTGTGCCATTAGCACTCAACATCCATTTGTTGTTGCCGTCAAATACGACTTCATACAGTTGTGCCGCACTCATACGCACACTGGTCTTGTCTTCCCAATCAACAATTATCTCTGTGCCCTTCTCTTGATTCATCACTGCCTGATACTCCCAACTGCCAAACTGGCTGTCCCACGCCGCCGCAAATGATTTCTTTGCGTGTTTGGCCCTGTTGATCTCTGCTGAAGTTATCACTGGACGTATTTGTCCCACTATAGTCTCTGGTCCCATGTTCAATGCACGGATCACACTTGGATAAAGTGAATTGATATCGATAGATCCAATCCAGTCGTGTATTCCTTTTTGCGGGGTCGCCACGTGTGCCCCTGCCGCCGGTTGATTCTCCTCACCGTCTTTCTTGTATTTCCTACCTGGCACCTGCATTCCTCGTCTGTGTGTTTCGTTCACTATTGCCTGTTCTGTCACTGCGACCGCACCCATTGTTGTCTGTAGCAACACAGTGTTCTGGTGTGCAATCTCGTTGGCAAGTTCTATAAATTTTAATTTTTTCTCAAGTTTGGCCAGTAGTGCCGTGTCCTGCCTGTTGTATTCTATAAACAAACCAAAGTCATTCTTGTATAGGTTGTCCAATGATCCCTCATAAACTGTCTTGCGTTCTCCCAGTTCGTGTTCGCCTATGGCGTCAAGCCTGAAACTGTGTCGCTCCTCGTATGTGTACTTCCTGTATAGTTCCAACAAGTCCAAGTGTACACGACCTACAAGGTCAAAACTCAACTGTTCTCTGCCGTATTTTTCAAATACTCTCTTCTTGGGTTTCTCACCCCAAAAGCACAATCTTCTTGTGTCATCTGAACTTAGAACTTTTTGTATTCTTCCAACAGTGTACGGAATATCATAACCCTCACTGTTCCAACCTGACAGTATATCAGCGTCCTGCACCAGTTCAAGGAATGCGTCCAGCATATCCTTCTCTTTCTCGAATAGCATTGTGTTGTCAAATCTCTTTGTGAGTTCTTGTGCGTCGGCCATGCTTATAGTCTTGGGAGGCACCGCAAGTGTGACCAGTTGGTCCGTCCAGCTCATGTAACAACTTATGGCAGTTATGGGCATGAACGGATCATCTGTTGTTGAGTAACCTCGATCTGGATCAAAGTCAACTTCAATATCAAAAAACATTACATTCAGTTTTGGAGTTTCCTTACCTAAATAATTCTCTTCTAAACACCTGAAAACTGGATTGATGTCATTTTCGTATAATTGCTTGTTAGATCTTATACGTTGTTCCTTTATGAATTCCTTGCTTGTTTGGCAGACCACACGTTGCAGTGGTTCACCAGTCATTGATCTATGTTTGCCCCTTGCGTCAGGATAGTAGAACACGTACCTTGCGTCATACTCTGTAAATATTCGTCCCTTCTTGGGATCACGTTCCACGACGTATATTCTGTCCTCGTCTTTTTTGTACAATGCATCTATATAACTCATCTTACCACCATCCTGCGGCTACGCCGTATCCAAATATATTAACACAACTGAAGTAAAAAGTCAAAATCATCACCCATGCCGCACCTCTCCTATAAGATGCGTAACACTGCGTGGTAGCACCAACGAAGAACGCAGGATATACTATAAGCATATTTGGATCCCTGGCAGATATGGCTAGGGTCATGCTGGCCGCGACTGTGAAAATAAAACTGACTAGTTCAAAGTAGAATGCCGTCTTGTCACTTTCAAAACTACGAAGCCAGAATGATCTGACTTTGTCTAACATTAAAGTTTGCCGGCTGTGTTTAATATGCTCTCCAGCGTGTCCATCTCGTCAGCGATGTTCTGATAGTTGCCCTTGTGTGCAACCGATATCGCCTTGTTGATGAGTGCTGGTTTCAATTCTAGTTCTTCTGCGATTGCTTTTACTGTGTCTTTCAATCCACCTTTTAAATCCTCAACCTCACCTAGTACCTGTGAACCTTGAGAAATGATCTGGATCAATTTCTGCTTTTCTGCGTCATTGAAGTTTCTTACTGCCATTTGTTTCTCCTGTTGTTGTCAACAGTATATAACAGATTTACAA